CATAATTATTGTGACTGTGATTTGTATGTTGAATTTCCGGCGTTAGGTTTACCGCCCATTTTAGAGCCGAGGATTGTTGTCCATAAACGAACTGTGCGTGAAATGTTTGCCGCTTCTAAAGCTTATATAGCTACTCGTTACTATTTGAAACCGAATGGTCAGGTGGCCTCTCGCGATTTTGATTGGGCATTATATACTAAGATATTACGAGATTTTAATACCCCATCATGTTCGACGCCAGTTACTCCGCCGTTTCCAGTATCTAATACTGCTCGTGAAACAAGTATTGTCCCATGTGAAAGATGGGAGCCTCTCGTTCGTGCCGTCGAGAGGACGTATTGGAATAAGTTGGGTATAATGGAGAGAGCCGATGATCGGGATAAGGACCAGATTCCTACATTACGTTCAATGTTGATAAAGAAGCTGTCTTGGAGAGACGCAGTTTTTGGTGATACGTGTGGATTTAAGCGCGTTTTGTATACAACATCTTATTTTCCTTTTGAGAAGCAGATGCGCTTATACGCAGATTTTAATGTTGAGACAATGCGTCGCGGTCCATCTGAAGCAGCGCTCTGGGAGTATACTCCTGGTGCGTTGGGTTGGTTGAATTTTCAGATGGATGTAGCCAAAAATCATGGATGTGTTAATTTTAAGGTGGACCTGAGGAAGCTTGCGAGAAGAGTAAAAGTTAATACTTCAGGTGGTGTTGCTCCAGGGGGTACGTTTAAGGGTGAGCTGCGAGGTGAGACTGTTCGAGTTATATCCTCCGGTCGAAAGCTCTACCTTATAACAGCTGCATTGAGAAAATTGTTCGACATCTTAGTTGGTATAGATAAAGAAGATAATACCGTGTTAAACGCTATTTTTTGTATTATTAAATTGAAACACGAGTTGAAGATTAGTCAGTTTGGTACTATACGACAACTAAGAGATTTGTTGATGAAGATGAGGGAATTTTTTATACCTGACCTAACCCATATGTATATGAGTGTTATGGTAAATGAAGCTAGAATGTTATTAGAAAGGAACCATATAATTTGTATAGGTTTGAAGTGGTGGTATGGTGGAGCGTACAGAGTTTATAAATATTTAAATGGGGATTTACCTGATATGATTTATGTGGACGGAGATATAAAAGGTTTAGACAAACATATTCAGGATTGGATGCTTTTATTATATTGTCATGGAGTTTATCCATACTTCCGTTGGGAAGAAATGAATCGTCGTGAGAAGAGGTTTTTAAGAAAATTGCTTATATTTTGGGCTACTAATGTGGCTTATAAATTAGTTTGTCATGTCGGTTCTTTTTGGCAATATATGTGTGGAGTGATGTATTCGGGGGGCAAAGAAACATCTCATGGGGATAGTTGGGTGATGGCTTTTATATTTTTTTGTTATTGTGAATTTATGAAACATCGTCATCCTACCCGTGCTCGATTGATAGACGATTTTTTAGCGTTGAGGATTATTATTATAATTGTCTATGGGGATGATCATATCTGGTGTGCTCCTAAAATATTATCGGACATAATGAATCATGTTACCTGGAAAGCATTCTTGAAAGATTTTTGTGGGATGGAATTGAGAGATGAAAGGATCTACGATTCACTACTATCAGTACCAGACTGTAGTGGGAGACTTCTTAAGCGTGGACCTAAATTCTTGAAGAGATATTTTATTGAAAATAATTTACGAAGTGATTTGGCGCCAGTCCTTCCGTATAAAGAGATTGATGAGCAGATGATCAGACTGTTTGCGACTGACTCTCCCGTAGCTGCGGAGTTGGTTGTTAGTTGTGTTGGTCATGCATGGGATACTATGGGAACAAACCCTTATGCTTATGAGGTAGTATCTAATTTGTTTTTTGCAGTTAGGCG